TTCTGGAACTGCAGCTACAGTGACAGGTGCAGCTCAAACTGCAATTACAAGTGTGGGTACTTTAACTGGATTATCAGTAAGTGGTGCAGCTACAACAAGTTATACTACAATAGGTGCAAGTGCAAAAGCATTTAGAAATACTTTCATACATAGTGCTGCCCCAGGCAGTTCAGATGGAGCAGTTGGTGATATTTGGATAACATACTCATAATCACCATATATAATGAATGAGGAATTGAATTAATGAGTTCAAAAGTAAAAACCCCAGGCGGATGGAGTGACACCACAGGATGGAGAGTCAAGACTCCTTCTGGCTGGAAAAAAGTTGTTGATGTAAAACGAAAAACACCTAGTGGATGGGAGTTCCAGACTGGGACTATACAGGTGCAACAACCTTTCCAACAGACATATCAACAACCCTTTCAACAACCATTTCAACAACCTTATCAACAACCATATGAGGTGACAATTAATAGGCCTGGTAGTTATGAAGTCACTATTAGTAGACCAAGTTCATATGAGGTCACTATACCTAGACCTACAACTTATGAACAAACTATTAATAGACCTAGTTCATATGAGGTCACAATCAATAGACCTGCTAACTTTGAACAAACTATTAATAGACCAGCACAGTTGCAAAACAGTAGACCTTCTAGTTATGAAGTCACAATCAATAGACCAGCAAACTACGAGGTCACAATCAATAGACCAGCAAACTACGAGGTCACAATCAATAGACCTACATCATATGAGGTGACTATTCAAGCATTTAGACCACAATATTATCAAACACAAAATAGTAGACCATCACAGTATGAACAGACTATTAATAGACCAGCAAACTATGAGGTCACAATTAATAGACCTAATACATATGAACAAACTATTAATAGACCTAGTTCATATGAACAAACAATACCGAGACCTAGTTCTTATGAGGTGACTGCAACTGGTTATAGACCACAGTATTATCAAGTACAAGTTGGTAGACCAGCAAGTTATGAGGTGACAATTCCAAGGCCTGGGATTACTCAACAACAAAACTATAGGCCTGGTGTTTACCAAGTTCAATCATATCAGATAGGTAATCCTAAATTTGGATTTGGTGCTGGTTATTCTCAAGTACCATCTGCACAGTTAGCTAATACTCCAACTGCATTAAACCCAATATATCAACCAGATGGGCCATGGGGTACTGCACCTAACTATTATCAAATAGGTGTTAATAGACCTACAAGTTATGAACAAACTATACCAAGACCTACAGCATATCAGCAACAAAATTATAGACCACCTTCATATAACTATGAACAAACAATACCTAGACCATCAAGTTATGAGGTGACTATACCTAGACCTACATCATATGAGGTGACAATCAGTAGACCTACAAGTTATGAGCAAACAATACCTAGACCTACAAGTTATGAAGTGACTATACCTAGACCAACTAATTATCAGACACAAAATTATAGACCACCTTCATATAACTATGAACAAACGATACCTAGGCCTGGTTCATATGAACAAACAATACCTAGACCTACAAGTTATGAACAGACTATACCAAGACCTACATCATATGAACAGACTATTAATAGACCAACTAATTATCAGACACCTAGACCCACAAGTTATGAGGTGACTATACCTAGACCTACAACTTATGAACAAACTATTAATAGACCTACAACTTATGAAGTGACAATTAATAGACCTGCTAACTTTGAACAAACTATTAATAGACCAACATCTTTTGAACAAACTATTAATAGACCTACATCTTATGAACAGACACAAACTCGTCCAGCAACGAGACCATCAACTAGACCTAGTACTAGACCATCAACTAGACCAAGTACTAGACCAGTGTCTACATGGGATGGTGATATAAACAAACCTTGGCCTTAAACCAAGACCTATATACTATTATATTATGGAGATTTTATTATGTTATTAGTTTATGACCACGACAATGTTCTGCATATAACTAACGAAAAAGGACTTCGTTGGAATTATAACAGAGCAGACAAACCACAATTTGGATTTGATTATGACTATCTTTTTTATGTTCCAGTGGATGATACTTATGAATTTGAACTTAATGGTCAAAAAGAACCATTAAACAAAGAAGCACAAGAAGAAGTTAAAGAGTATATTAAACTTTGTGAACCACCTCTTGAACTTACTATGTCAAAACAATTTATTGAAGACATACAAGGTGCTGTAAGAAATAGGCAAAGATTAGCAATGGAAAATCTTGGATTCTTTGAATTTGAGAATACAGTAGAAATTATGATTGCAGGCAGAGAGGGTTCTAATGACCCACGAAGACAGATTGCAAGAAGATTTTTAGACTGGAATGATTATCTAGTTGGTGTTGCATATAGAATATGTGAAGAAATCAATGCAACAGTAGATGAAGATTTGAGAGAATTTGATGATTACTGTAATGAAATACCAGATGTGCCACCACAAGAAACATTCCAAGAAATACATTGGGCGGATGACAGATTTGAAAAATCTGATACAATTCACGAGGATGCACAAATTGATTTAGGTGAGGATAAGAGGGCTGTTTAGTGTCAAACCATTATGAATGGTTGATGCATCCTTTAAATATTGAATATCTGCAAAGACCAAAACCTATAGACAAACTTCCATTTCAACAAGTGTGGGTAATAGATAATTACCTTACGCCTACAATATGGCATTCTTGGAGAGGATGGAGAGATAGGTCTGTTAGATGGGGAAGACAAAATAAAGTAATTCGTGATGGAGAAATGCAACATCTTTATTGGGGTGAATCTATCTACATTAACAAGAAAGAAAGAGGTTGGACTCCAGATAGAAATGGAAGACACTTTGAAGATTATCATCAAAATAATTATAGATGGGTTAATCAAGCAAAGTGGAAACAAGATGTTATGAGTCTTCAACAAATAGGATATAGAGTTCCTATGATAGATTGGTTTATACACAACATAAGACAAACCTTTAGATTTGATTGGGAATACTTTCAGTATTGTGGTTTTAATGGACAAACCATTGGACAGGATGGAACAGTACATGAAGATACAGGATTGGATGATAACTGTTTAAATAACTTAACATTCTTATACTATGACCAAGAAAGATGGGATGACGATTGGGGTGGTGATTTAATAATGTACAATAGTGAGTATCATGACCATTCAACTGCAAAAGGTATTCCAGAAGATGCAGAAGACTATGAGATAGGTAGAGTTCAATATAAACCAAACAGATTAGTTATTATGAATGGTGCAATTACTCACAGACATCCAGGCCCTAGTGCAGAATATACAAAAGAGAATCAATTTCCTTTTAGAACTAGTATGGTAGTTCGTGGTGATGAAATATCTCTTTGGGAACAACAATAAGTACTATTATGAAAACGAAAACAATTTTAGTTATGGGACTGCCTGGCAGTGGTAAGACTTATATATCTAATTGTCTACTTGAACATTTAGATGCAGACCATTTCAATGCAGATGCAGTCCGAGCCCAACATGAAGATTGGGATTTTTCAGAAGAAGGTAGAATGAGACAAGTACATAGGATGCAAGACCTATGTAGACAATCAGAAAAACCATATGCAATTATGGATTTTGTGTGTCCATTTACACAAGGTAGATTAATTTTAAATCCAGATTATATAATCTTTATGGATACAATTGAGAAGGGTAGATATGCAGATACTAATAAAGCATTTCAAAGACCTCTTAAAAGTGAAATAGATTATCTGGTAGAAGACCAGAATGGTGAACTCCATTCAGAGGTTATTGCAAGAGAAATACTTGCAGAAAATCAAAGGTTTGATGAGAATAAACCTACTACACAAATGTTAGGTAGATTCCAACCATTCCATGATGGACATTATGCACTATTCAAAAGATGTTTTGATAAAACAGGACAGGTAGTTATTATGGTTCGTGCAATGGAAAACACAATGAAAAATCCTTTTGATTTTAAAACAGTTAAACAAAATATAAAAATGTATTTACTTGGAGAAGGATACGAAGAGAATGTACATTATATTATACAGAAAGTACCAAACATTGTCAACATAACTTATGGTAGAGATGTGGGGTATAAAATAGAACAAGAATCTTTTGACAAAGAGACTGAATCAATTTCTGCAACAGAGATTAGGAGACAGCTTGGATTCACGAAGTAAGTCTTTAGCTAAAGCTTTTTCTTGGAGAATTATTGCAACAGTCACAACAGGTTTAATAGGTTTACTTCTTACAGGGTCAGTTAAGATTGCTGGTGCAATCATGTCAATTGACTTTGTGTTGAAACTTATATTATATTATTTACATGAAAGAATATGGACGAATGCCCAATAAAAGAAATGGAAATAAAATTTCAGTGTGTTATTGACTCTGAAAATAGTTTATTTGAACCAGTTCCAGCAAGAAAAGTAAAACCAGAGTGGTATAAAAATTTACCAGTCTATGCAGATAATTATGGTGTTGAAAATGAAACTATCAAGAAATGTCCAGCAATGCATGATTGGTTGTCAATGGGATATCTCATTAGAAACAGACATACAATATATGTATGGATGGGACATGAAGAAACAGGTGAACCAGTAAGTATATCTCTTCCACTGAAAGATGATATAACAAAACAACAAATTAAAAAATTAAAATCTTTAGATACTGCAAAAGACATTAATGATTATGTTAAGTCTCATGGATTAGTTCAAAGTGAACTATTAGGTCTTGCAAAAGGAATGCCTATTGGTGGTCATCCAGCAATGCAAACACAGGGAAGTAGTTGGGATGATAAAATGTCTTTTAAATTTAAGATGGACTTTCTTATAGAAACACCTAAAGGGACTTCTTGTTATTATCTAGACCCATTTTTATTTGACAATCCATATTTTCAAACATGGCAAGGTATTATAGATACAGATGCATTTAATCAAATAACTACTAATAATATTTTAATATTTTATCCTAAAGTGAATGAATCTTTCTTTATTACAAAAGGTACACCTTTGGTTCAAATTGTACCTTTTGTAAGATACCCTTGGCGTATGAATCTAGAATATTTGTCAATTGAAGATATACAAAATAAATGGTCAACAGAATCAGATGATTTAGAAGAAATAAATTCAAGAGAGAAAATAGATAAAAGAAAACAAAAACCAATCTATAGAAGAAACTGGTCAAGTAGAAAGGAGTATTCATAATGTTTATACCAATGTTCTCATGGAATGTGTTTAGAGTTAATCTAATAGATAAAGGATTAATCTCACCAGAACAAATTCATGCAATGCAAAAAGAATGTTATACAATGAGAAAGAGTGACCCAATAGGTAGAGCTCGTTCTAATAATGGTAGTGGTTGGCAATCTAATGATGGTGTGAATGACAGACCGATATTCCAATCATTACTTAATGGTGTAGAAGAAGTATTTAATAATGAAGTATTTCCATTCTATGTTGGTGACCAAAAGGATGAGTTTAAATTATATCATGGTAATTACTGGGTAAACATAAACTACCAACATTCATATAATAATGTACATACACATCCAGGCTGTTGGTATAGTGGTGTATTTTATTTGCAAGTCCCAGAAGAAACTAGAGGTTCTGGTGCATTACAATTCTTAAGTGGTCATTCAAAACATATGTCTGATTTTGTACATTGTTCAAGAAGAGATACAGATAATTTTGTTGTAGACCCTAGAGAAGGTGATGTACTTTTATTTCCTTCTTCAATGTTGCACTATGTAGAACCTAACGAAGTAGACTTTGACAGAATATCAATTGCATTCAATAATGATTTCATACACAAAGGTGGGCCAAGAAATAGTAATGATAAATTACAATTACCTAGTTTTAATGATGTTATGGAGTTTGAAGTTCAACCAGATGGAAACCTAGAATTTCCTAAATAGATGTATATTTAGGGGATTTTATGGAACAAGAACTAATGCATCTAATTTGGAATTTTGTACTGACTGTTGGTGCAGCTGGTGTTGGTTGGTGGGCAGTCAATTTATCTAACGAGTTAAAAAGAGTAGAAATACTTTTAAACAGAACTAGGGAAGAGGTTGCAAGAGATTATATCCAGAAAGACGACTTGGAAAGAGCAATGAAACCTCTAATAGAATCTATTGAAAAAATTGACACAAAATTGGACGATTTTTTACTTTCAAATCAGAAATAACCTAAATACTGTTAAAGAGATTAATTTCTAACAGGATTATGTTATGGCAGCTCCAAATAGTAAAGAGACATTAAAACAATATGCATTAAGACAACTGGGTAAACCAGTTATAGAAATCAATGTGGATGATGACCAACTTGACGACATATTAGACGATGCATTACAATATTTTGCAGAGTATCATTATGATGGTACTATTCGTACATATTTAAAACATCAAATCAACGATAACGACCTTGCAAACCAAAAGGCAGATGCAAGTATGGCACAGTCATCTACTGGTTCACATATATCTTCTAACATGACATTTAAAGAAGGACAGGGATATGTTGTTCTTCCAGAATCAGTATATTCAGTATTAGGAGTATTTCCATTTGTAGATAAATCTGGGTTAAACATGTTTGACTTAAGATATCAGTTAAGGTTGAATGACCTATATGACATCTCTTCTACATCTATAATACAATATGAAATGGTGCAAAACCACATTCAATTGTTGGATGAATTGTTAATAGGAAGAGTTCCAATACGATTCAATAAAGCACAAAACAGATTATACCTAGATATGGACTGGACAAATGCAGTTAATGCTGGTGAATATATTATTATAGATTGTTATAGAAAGATAGACCCAACTCAATTTACAGATGTGTATAATGATGTTTGGTTAAAGAAATATGTCACTGCATTGTTTAAAAAACAATGGGGTCAGAACTTATCAAAATTTGAAGGGGTTCAGTTGCCAGGCGGAGTCACCTTACAGGGTAGACAAATCCTTGAAGATGCAAATACAGAAATTGAAAAGTTAGAGGAACAAAGTAATTTATTACAGACTGAATCTGCTATAATGATGGGGTAATCAATGCCTACTAATGTTTATTTTAATCATGCAGTTCAATCAGAACAAAATTTGCATGAAGACTTGGTTGTAGAGTCACTACGATTTTATGGTCACGAATGTTTTTATTTACCACGAACAATCGTAGATGAAGATGAATTGTTTGGTGAAGATACATCGTCCAAGTTTGGTGATGCATATTCTGTTGAAATGTATATAGAAAACACCGAAGGATTTGAAGGTGAGGGAGACTTATTATCTAAATTTGGTGTAGAGGTTAGAGACCAAGCAACATTCGTTTTATCAAGAAGAACATGGGATAGATTTATTTCATTAGATTCTAATCTTGTAGTGCAAACAAGACCTCAAGAAGGAGATTTAATTTATTTCCCTTTGGGTAATCAAATATTTGAAATCAGATTTGTGGAACACGAAAACCCATTCTATCAGTTGGGTAAACTTAATGTGTTTAAACTACAATGTGAAACATTTGAGTACTCACATGAAGAGATTGATGTTGGTATTGCAGAACTTGATAATATAGAAGACCAGTTCTCATATCAAGTACAGATGACACTTGGTGCTGGTTCTGGAGATTTCCAAGTTGGTGAGGTGGTCACACAAACAGTTAATACAGGTAAGACTGTATCTGGTAATGTAGTATCTTATTCATCAGTTGGGTCAAGTCAGAAAATACTTAAAGTTAATAACATCACATTCAATGATACTGCAACACCACCTACAAACACAATGTTTGTACTATCATCAAATGCAAATGCTGGTAATATAGTTGGTGCAACAAGTAATGCAAATAGAGCAGTGACAACTGCACCAGACATGTATGCAATGCCTAATGACCCACTTGCAGACAATAAAGATTTTGAAACTGCTGGAACTAACATAATAGACTTTAGTGAAAGTAATCCATTTGGGAGTTTATAATGTCAATTAAAATATTTAAAGATTTGTATCACACATATCAGAAAGATGGTAAAAGAGCAGAAGTCTGGATAGACGAATATGAAAATTGGGGTTGTAGATTCTGGGAAGATAATCTTTGGAAGAAAGATGAGATATATAAAGGACATAGTGAATCATATGCAGAATCGGCTGCAGAGAATTATGTAATGGGGATAAAAGATTAATGTTAGGTAAATCACATTTCTATCATGAAGCAATCAAAAGAGCAGTATCAGTTTTTGGTACTATGTTCAATGAGATTGATATTCAAAGAGATAACTCTTCTGGAAATACAACTCAAAATGTAAGAGTTCCATTATCTTATGGGCCTAAACAAAAGTTTATTGCAAGATTAGACCAAGCTGCAGACCTTATGGACAACACAAAGTCAAGGGTTGCAATGACTTTACCTAGAATGGCATTTGATATTACTGGTTTAAACTATGATGCAGAAAGAAAACTTGGTAAATTAAAACAATATAAACTACAAGATGCATCTGATAATACAGTTTTAAGAACACAATTTGCACCAGTACCCTACAATATTCAGTTTGGATTATATATTTTATCAAAAAATACCGAAGATGCATTACAGATTGTAGAACAAATATTACCTTTCTTTACACCAGACTTTACAGTCACGATGACAACTGTGCCAGGCACTAATGAAAAAAGAGATGTACCAATTATTCTAACAGATGTATCTTATGCAGATGAATATGAGGGTGACTTTCAAACTCGTAGAGTAATTACATGGACATTAAACTTTGAAATGAAAACATACTTGTATGGTTCTATTGCATCTCAAGAAATTATTAGAGATGTTCGTGCAAGAACTTACATATCAGATGAGGGTACAGTAGATGTAAATGCTGGAAGGTCTAGTGAAATTAAAATAGTTCCTAATCCAACCAATGTAAGTCCAGAAACAAGTCCACTAAATATAACTGAAACAATAAACTTTTTTGATGGAAATGACTTTGATTATAATACAGACAAGTCTAATATTTAATTATGAAACAACCTATAGATGAAAGACTAGATGAACTTCTAGATATCAACCACGAAGCAGAAAAAGTAGTTAAAAAAACTAATAACTATATTGTCCCTAGAAACAATCAAGGTCAATTTGCAACCAGAGATAAAGAACAAGAGATAGACTACAAATACACCAGAGACACTCTGTATGGACTTGTAGAGAGAGGACAGGATGCAATAGAGGGTATCCTAGACCTTGCAAAAGAAAGTGAACATCCGAG